CCGGCTTCAAGTTCGCGGGCCACGTGAACATCGACGGTGCACTCAACGTGTCGCAAGCGGCCACGTTCAAGCAAACCGTGCACGCCAGCCAGGACATCAGCAGCGACGCGGATGTGAAGGCCGGCAACATCAGCCTGACCAACCATCCCCACAGCCTGGTGAAAGCAGGCACCGACACCAGCGGAAAGCCGCTGCCATGATGGGCATGGACGCACACACTGGCAAAACCCTGAGCGGCGACGCGCACCTGGCGCAATCCATCGCCGACATTCTTTCCACACCGGTCGGCACGCGCCTCATGCGCCGTGACTACGGCAGTCGCGTCCCGGATCTGATCGACGCACCGGGCAATGCGGCGACGCGCGTCCAGCTCTATGCCGCCACGGCCACGGCGTTGATGCGCTGGGAGCCGCGCATCGCACTCACGCGCGTGTCGTTGTCGGTGCTCGATGCCTTGCGCGGCCGCTGGGTGCTCGACCTGGTCGGCACCCGTAGCGATACCGGCAAAGCTGTCGATCTGTCGGTGCCGCTCACGTTCGCCACGGTGAACGCATGACCGACACGATCCAGCTCAATCAGCTTCCGCTACCCAATGTGGTCGAAGCGCTCGACTACGAGACCATTCTCGCGACGGCACAAAGCCGCATGACGCAACTTTGGCCCGCCTACTCCGCCACGGTGGAATCGGACCCCATACGAAAAAACCTGCAAGTGCTGGCCTATGTCGTGCTGCAAGAACGCCAGAAGAAAAACGACGATGCGCGTGCCTGCTTCCTGCCGACCGCGCGCGGCAAAGACTTGGACAACTGGGCGGCAAGCCTCGGTGTCGAACGCCTGCTGATCAGCCCTGCGATTCCCGAAAAGGGCATCGAGGCGGTCTACGAGAGCGATGACGATCTGTTGTACCGCTGCCAGCTCGCTCCGTCCGGCTATTCCACCGCCGGTCCAGCCGATGCCTACGAATTTCTGGCACGCAGTGCATCTGGCCAGGTGCTCGATGCCAAGGTGACGACGCCTTCGCCCGGTACCGTCGTGGTGTCGGTGATGGCGCGGGCGGGCGATGGCACGCCTTCGACCGAACTGCTGCAAACGGTCACCGACTACATCACGGTGAAAACGCGCCGCCTGTTGACCGACAAGGTCATCGTGCAGGCGGTGGACATTCGTCCGTTCGTCTTGTCGGCGCGGCTGATGTTTTTTGCTGGCCCCGACTCCGACGTGGTGCTGCAGGCAGCGAAAGACAGCGCCGCCAAGTACCTCGCCGAATCGCGCCGCATCGGTCGCAACATCACGCTCTCGGGTTTGTACGCCGCGCTGAAAGTGCCGGGCGTGGAAGACGTGCTCGATCTTTCGCCGGACAGCACGCTCGTCATGAGCGACACCGAAGCGGCCTACTGCAACAGTGTAGCGATTACGCCGGGAGGTGTGGGTGAGTAACCTCCTTCCGCCCAACGCCACGCCAATGGAACGCGCGTTCGCGCAAGTGTGCGTGGAACTGCTCAGCTTCGAGACATTCCTGTCCACGCTGGCCAATCCCGACACGATCCCCACGAAGTTCCTGCCATGGCTCGCCTGGTCGCTCGGCGTGCGTAGTTGGAAACCGTATTGGTCTGAAGCCGTCAAACGCATGCGCGTGCGCCATGCGCTCGCCATCGCACGTCAGCAAGGCACTGCGCAATCGGTGGAGGATGTCGTGGCGTCCTTTGGCGGCCACGTCGTGGTGCGCCCGTGGTTCGAGCAGGAGCCCGAGGGCGAGCCATATACCTTTCAGCTCACGCTGACGCTCACGGATGGCGCCGAGGATACCTCCGCCGCCTTTGTGGATGACGTCATCGCCGAAGTCAGCCGCACGAAGTCCGCGCGCGATCATTTCACGTTCACCCAAGGGCTCAACGCCCGCGCAAGCGTGCGCGTTGTCGCCGCTGGCCGCGCGGTTGCGTATGCGCACCTTCAATTCGCGGGAGCCGTTTAACGTGGCCGCTTTGATGTTCTCTGTCACCGATGCCGGCCGCACCGCGCTACGCAACGCCCAAGGCGATGGCACCAACGCCGTACGTATCGCCTATGCCACGGTCACCGCTACGGCGTTCGCATCCGGCCAGGTGGTTCCCGATGAAATCAAACGCATCGCGTCCATTGCGGGTGGCGCCACGGCGGCGGACACGATTCACGTGACCATCAGCGACGCGAGCAAAGACGTCTACAGCGTGCGCGGCTTTGGCTTCTACTTGGCAGACGGCACCCTCTTTGCGTCCTACGGCCAGGACGATGTCATCGTGGAGAAGTCGGCCGGCGCGGTGATGCTGTTGGCGTGCGACGTGCAGTTCGTCTCCGTATCGGCCAGCCAAATCACCTTCGGCGATACCACGTTCGTGAACCCGGCAGCGACGCAGGACACGCTGGGTGTCATGAAGATCGCCACCGATGATGACGCGCGAACCGGACGCGACGCACAAAAGGCGATGACGGCATCCAATGTACTGGTCGCGCTCAACGCACGGCTCGGCAATGACGCGCCCACCGACTACATCAAGCGGCTGCTCGCCATCGCCACCAATGCCGATTTTCTCACCACCATCGGCCCGACGTTTCCGCCATCCAAGCACACCCACGCGATGGATGAGGTGACGGGACTAATTGCGCTTCTGTCGGCCAAGCTCGATGCACACGCACGTTATGTGCCGGGACAAATCATCGTCATTGCCGGACAACAGGCACCACCTAACACGTTGCTCTGCAACGGCGCTGCGATCTCACGCGCGCAGTACGCGGATCTCTTTGCCGCCGTCGGCACTCTTTACGGCCTAGGCGATGGCGTCACCACCTTTAATGTCCCTCGCTTGGGCGAAGGCACCGTGATCAAAGCCACCGTGGATGCGAGCAAGATCGGCACATATAGCGCCGGTGCGATCCTCACGCATACGCACGGCGCGACGTCGGCCACCGGCGGCGATCACGGCCATATCGTCACACTGACGGCGGGCGGCGGTCACAGCCATGGAGCGAGTGCCGGTGGCGTCGGTGACCACGCCCACGGGGCGTGGACCGATGGCCAGGGCAACCATGCGCATAGCGGTGCCACCGCCGGCGCCGGTGGCCACGCGCATACTCAAGCCGATCGCACGCTGTCGATTCGTGGCAGTCAGGACATCCTCTATAACTTCGGCGGCGGCGCGACCAGTTGGATGTCGACGTCGCGCCTGGGGACCGATGGCGTTGGCGATCACGCCCACGGCTTCAGCACGGACTGGCAGGGTACCCACGGCCACAACATTGGCATGAATGGCGCCGGTAGCCACACGCACACGATCTCGATCGCGGCCACCGGCGATCACACCCACGGCCTGGCGCTGGCCAACAACGGTAGTCACAGCCACACCCTCACCATCGCGGCGACCGGCGGTAGCGACAACCTCGCCGCAGGTACACACATGTTTCATTTCATCGCTTACTGACCAGAGCGCGCGCATGTCTGACATTGATACGACCGAACTCACCGCATCTAAAGATGCTTACAGCTTTGATGAGACGACCCGCGAATATCTCGGCATCGTCGAGGTGTTCCTCTCTCCGCTGGAGGCCACCTATTACCTACCACGCAACGTCGTGGTGATGCCACCGCCCTCCGATCTGGATGCCAATCAGCGGGCGCGGCGCAACGCCGACCACACCGTATGGGAAGTTGTGCCCGATTTTCGCCGTTGCATGCTTTGGGATACTGACACCTGCACGCCGATCCCGAACACGCTCGCGCTCGGCGACATGCCACCGGATCACGCAACCGCCGAAGCACCGCCTGTTCTGAGTGATCGAACACCGCTGATGAATATCTGGGACAGCGACACGCGCGCCTGGCGTCAGCTCCCCGACTACAGCCGCACACCGGTGTGGTCCACGGCCACTGGCGAACGCGCCGTGCCTCCAAAACCGTGCGAGCCGCTGCCCGACACGCTCACCGTGGTCGAACCGCCCGCCGTGGGCGAGCACCAGGCCGTGCAATGGAATGCGCAGCACAACGCCTGGGACATCGTTGCCGACTATCTCGGGTTCACCTACTGGACCGACGACGGCGCAGGTCACGTCATGACCGAACTCGGTATTGCGCCACCTGCCGATGCGCTCACCTCACCCCCCACCACCACGCCCGGCGACGTCGCGGCCTGATCCCCACCACCTACGAGGCTTCAACCATGTCTACGGCTTACCATCACGGCGCGCGGATCGAGGAAACCACCGACACGCCGCTGAGCCTGCAAACCGTGTCGACCGCCGTGATCGGCATCGTCGTCACCGCGACCGACGCCGATGCGAACGTCTTTCCGTTGGACACGCCCGTGCTGCTGACGCAGGCCAAAGACGGCATCGCCACCGCCGGCATCAAGGGCACGCTCGCTAAAGCCCTGCAGGACATCGACAACCAGGTGCGCTGCCCGGTGATCGTCGTGCGTGTCACCGAAGGCGAGGACGAGAGTTCCACCACGGCCAACGTGATCGGCACCGTCAACGCACAAGGCCGATACACAGGCATGAAAGCGTTGCTCACGGCAGAACAGCGCGTGGGCCTTCGTCCGCGCCTCATCGGTGCACCGGGCCTGGATACGGAAGACGTGGCGCAGGAAATCGCCATCACCGCGAAAAAGCTCAGTGCTTTCGCTTATGTGTCGTGCCACGGCTGCGCAACGATCACCGAAGCCTTGGCGTACCGCAAGAAATTCAGCGCGCGCGAGCTGATGCCGATCTGGCCCGACTTTACCCGCTTCGACACCACCACCAAGGCCACGGCAACGGCGCAGACAATTGCCGTCGCCCTGGGCTTGCGCGCATCCATCGACCAGACCACGGGCTGGCATAAGGTCATTTCCAACGTGCCGGTCAGTGGCGTGGATGGTATCAGCGCCGACGTGTACTTCGATTACCTCACCGAAGGCACCGACGCCGACATCCTCAACCAGGCCGGCATCACCACGCTCATCAACCGCAACGGCTTTCGCTTTTGGGGTTCGCGCACTTGCGACGATGGTGACTACATCTTTGAGAATTACACTCGCTCGGCGCAAATTGTCGCCGCCGCCATCGGCGAAGGCGTGTTCGAGTACAGCGATAAACCGATGCACGCGAGCCTGGTGCGCGACCTGATCGAAGCGATCAACGCGAAGTTGCGCAGCTTGGTCCGCGAAGGTTTCCTGCTCGGTGCGCGTTGCTGGTTCGATCCCAGCTTAAACGACAAGAGCAACGTGAAGGTGGGCAAGTTGAAGCTCTCCTACGACTTCACGCCAGTGCCGCCGATGGAAGACCTCACGCTGCGGCAGACCTTCACCGACACCTACATCGCGGACCTCATGACCGCGATCACCGCCACCAACAACACCTGACCGTTGCCGGCGGCTTACGCCGCCGGCCGGCCATCACTGCCTGATTTGAGGATAACACCATGGGTTTGCCCCGAAAGCTCAAGAATTTCGACACCTTCCAGAACGGCGAGTCGTTCATCGGCCAGGTCAACAGCCTCACGCTGCCCAAGCTCGCCCGCAAGATGGAGGAAATCCGGCCTGGCGGCTTGGATTCGTCCGTCAAGGTGGATATGGGCGGCGAAGCCTTGGAACTGTCCTTTGCCGCCGGTGGCTACCTGCGCAGTGCCTTGCGTCAGTTCGGTGCCACGTCCATGGGCGCGGTGCAGTTGCGCTGGGCCGCTGCGTACCAAGCCGACGACACCGGGTTTTACCAAGCGGTGGAAATCGTCGGGCGTGG